TGAATCCATTTTTTCTTGAAGAGAAACTAGCCTATTATAGAGTGTTTTGTATTTTGCAACAAATACATTCTGTTCTTCCGTAAGATTATTTGGATCAAGCATTGTTTTTTCTTTCTTCTATTTCGTCAAAGATACTAATTTGTTTAGGATCATTTGAAATTGTTTTTTCTTTAAAAATTAAAGGCCAAATCATTTTTCTTACCTTATCTCCTAATTCATAATTATTAGGGGTTTGTTCAACCAATTCTATTATTTTACTTTTAAAATCCATTTTGTTTATTTTTAGAATAATGAAGATGAATATATTAGATTTCTGTTTAGTCTCTGAAGACCTACTGAAGATAATACTCTATTGATAGGATCTATTACAGATTTTTCAAATTGTGTTTCATAATCTACCTGTGGTGCAATTTCATAAGGATGGGCACCTGGTTGATATGCATACATTTCACATACATTATGTTTACAATGATATAATTTTAGCTTTTCGCCATTACCAATCATTTTATACTTGTTTTTATATTTTGGATTCTGATTCATTAAGAAGTTATAGAATCCTGCTGCCTTGACGTTCGGAGGACATTTTAAACCATATTGAAATTCTATCGTATCATCTACAATGTATTTTTCAATATTATTAGTTCTTTTATTGAAAGCTATTTCATCAACATTAGACATCTTAAACTCTTTCTTTGCCGTTTTCAAAAAAGAAACTAATCTACTTAACATCTCTGCAGTTGGCTTTTCAGATAAAATCAATTTAAGAGCTTCAGTCAAATGCTTTCTTGCTAATGTAGGAGTAGAAGATTGAATAGTATCAAATCCAATCGTCTTAATCTTCTTAAGAGAAGGGTATCTATCGTCTACTTCGAGCTTATCTTCCCATGCAATGTCTTGTAAATATTTCTTTTTAGCTAACCATATTCCTGAATATGCAATTGTTTCTAAATCGAAATATAAAAAGTTGTCTGTGTTCGTAACTTCGGCATACTTTGCCATACATTTCGTGATATAGTCTTTGATTCTGAACGTATATAATTCCATAATAAACTTATCAATTGGTAGTTTATTATCTCCTAGCCATTCAATAGATTCATACATTTCTTCAAACTGAACGTAACATGAATCTGTATCAATATAAACCACGGAAGGTCTTACTAATTTATTCTTAATAGAAATATTGAAATGTTCATGGACCACAGTATCTTTAGGCCAAAACTCTTGAAAATATTTATTAAGAATCTTTTCAGAATATAGAATTGCATTCTGTCCTTGTAGTGTAATAGATTCTGCAATGTCTATATTAAAAAAGTGAAACCACTTATTACCAAATGCACCATAGATCGAGTTAAGAGTTACTTTAACGGCCTGTTCGTATGCAGTAAACTTGGCGGACATTGTTTGATAGTGATCCGCCAAGGTTTGCATTTCATCCCGTGTAAGGTCGTCTTCGGGCTTGTTAATTAGTGTGTTTATATCCATAAATTACTCTGCTGTTTGGCAAGTTGCAATCGTTAGCAAAGTTTCTGAATCATTAGATCTAAGAACTACTCTATTGTCTAATACATGGGCAGTGTAATCTTCTTTATCTAAAAGGTTAAGATATTTTTTGAATAATGTAACGTTAGTTCCTGATTCACCGTCATAATCTGGTGTTACTAACATGTTGTAGGTTTTTCCTAAAAGCTTTACACCATTTCCGTTTGCATTTATTGAGAACGTTTCTTCTTTATCTAAAGAGAATAGGTTTCTTACCTTTGCAAGTGAAGTGTAATCTAAATCGAATTTAAAAGTAGAAGCTTCGGTGTTAAAGATACCTTGAATCTGTGCATCAGTTAGATCTTTATAACCTAAAGATGGCTCTGAACATGCAAGTGTAATTTCTAATTCATCATTAAATATTTTGAATGTAGTTGCAACACAATCTTCTTCGTTTTCAACGAATTCGATTTCAGCTGAAATAGCATCATAGTCAAATTGTTTGAATGCATCTGTTATTTTAGAAGCGTCAAAGAATGCAATCTTTAATTCTTTGTCTGTAGAGATTTCACCATCTTCGATTTGAAAAACTTGAGAAATCGGCATTCTGTGATGCTTAACAGCATCTCTTTGTGGTAAATAAGCGGATGCCTGTACGACACCATCTTTTAATTTAAAATAGACAAAAGAATCAATTACTTTAAGTCTATTAACGAAGCCGATGAAGTTGTTTGAATCGACCTTACTGATTGAAATTTTCATGAATGTATAATTTTTATTTGTTTATTATTCTACACAAAAATCACAAATAGTTTCAGTAAAAAAAGTGAGGCCAGGAAGTAGCGAACTCCTGGCCTCGATCCGAGAACTATCTCGGTCCTAAGAAGTGGACTTAACCACAACTAATCTTATCCATCACATGCTAAACAATCTTCCATTGCTCGCTGTGCGATGTCTCCTCTTAATACAGATTCTGTTCTCATATAATAAAGAGTTTTTATTCCCTGCTTATAAGCTTCTAAATGAACTTGATTAATATATTTAGGTTCAGCCTGTGTAGGAAAAGCTAAATTTAATGAAACTGCTTGATCAATATATTGTTGTCTTACACCAGCTTGTTTAACTAATTCCATTTGATTAATTTCTTTAAAGGTTCTAAATACATCTTTAACAGAAATATAAAGATCCTTTTCGTGATCTGTTAATTTGTCATAAGTGGCTTGCTTAATCGGGGCATCACTACTTCCTTCCTTTACCCAATATTCTCCTAATACATCAACGCCTTGAACTGAACCACCGTCTTCTAGTATTTTGTCCCATACTGTTTTCTTATTTTGCTTGATCTTAGTTAACATATTTTCAAGTGCAGGGTTCTTTCTAATAAAAGTTCCTTTTGCAGTTTGTTCAGTAAATACATTTGCTGCCCATGGTTCAATGCCTGGTGAAACATTTCCTGCTAATTTAGAATTAGAAACAGTAGGAGCAATTGCTCTTAAGTGTGTGTTTCTCATTCCAGTTCCTACACACCAAAGAGGTTCTCCAAATTCTGTAGCTAAATCTCTACTTGCTCTTTCACTTTCTACTTTGATTTGAGAAAATATCTTTCTAGTTTCAAATTGAGCTGTCAAAGAATCGAATGGAATATTTCTATCTTGTAAATAAGTATGCCATCCGAGAACTCCTAAACCTAATGCTCTACCCTTTTCAGCGGATCTTACTGCATTTTCAAAGCCTCTCATATATTTCGCTCTATGAATAAACTCCTGAAGAACTCCATCTAAAAAGTAAGTTGCAGTATAGATTAAATCAGTATCTTTCCATTCTTCATATCTTTTAAGATTCACAGAAGATAAACAACATACAAATGAATGATTTTCATCGGTGTGTAAAGTAATCTCAGAACAGATGTTAGTCATATAAACCTTTAAACCATTTTGCTTATACGCATCCGGATTCATTCTATTGATATTACCCTTAAACATTATATAAGGTTCTCCTGTTGCTCTTCTTTTTCTAATCACAGCGGCCCATCTTTTACGAGCTTCTTTATCTCCAGCCTCGATCTTTTGCATAAACCCGTCAGATACTACGATACATTGATGTACGTTTAAACATTGTCTATTTACATCACCCTTAGGTTCTCTAACCTCTAACCATTCCCAAAAATCATCATGTTCTATATCTATATTGACTGACGCTGCACCTCTTCTTACTGAACCTTGATTAGTTGCTAAAATAGTAGAATCATAAATTTTTATAAATGGAACTACTCCGTCTGAAGTTCCGTTTCCTGTAATGGTTGCTCCTGCCGGTCTTATCTGATTTACTCCGATACCAACACCGCCTCCATGTTTAGCAAGTAACATTAATTCTAAATTCTTTGAACCTATATCGTGAATTGAATCTGCTACATCTATACCGAAACATGAAATTGGAAGACCTCTTTCTGAACCCGTGTTTGAAAAAACTGGAGTTGCAAGATTTAACCATCCTTTCCACATATAATCAAAGAATTTACTTGCTAATTCTGGCTTTCTTAATCTTTGTGCAACTGTTGTCGATACTCTCCAGTATGCATCCTTTGGAGTTTCTCCTTCTAGTAAATATCCCTTAGAAACAGTTTTTACATAAACTTCAGTATTAGCCCATACTGGGAAGTCTACTCCTAATTTCCATCCTTCAGATTCTCCGAAGTTTCTTTCTTTTCCCTTTTCATTGTATTCGGGGTTTGGTGCGTCGTTGTAATTTCTTATCATCATATATTTTATATTAGAATTATTGATTTGTTATGAAAACAAATCGTCTTCATCCCAGTTTTCATCTTCGCCTGCTTTAGAATAATCAGTAGGTCTTACTGCAAAGAAATCCGTATGTGTATGTCCACCTGTTAAGTGATAGAACCAATCTAATTCTGAAGCACTTTCTTCATTGTATTCAAAGATAGATTGATATCCTATTTCTGCTAATTTTTCATTAGCTCTTTTCTTAATAAATTCTTTAAGATCTTCTTTCTTAAGATTTTCTAAATCTCCCATTTCAAACATCTTATCAATAAACTTCATTTCCATTTCAACCATTAACTTAGCTGCTTCTTCTACTTGAGATTGAACTGAATCTCTAAGATCAGTATATTCTTCGCACATGTGGTTAAATAATTGACAACCCATTTTTGAATGAAGAGATTCATCCCTAACTGACCACTTCATTTGTTGTCCGATTCCCTTAAGTTTATTTCTCATTTGAAAAGAATAAAGAACGGCGAATGAAGAGTATAATGCAACTCCTTCTCCAAATGCACTGAATATTGCTAAAGATCTAGCAACATCCTTCCTAGCTGTTGGATTTTTCAAAAGGTCTTCATGAGTATATTCTGCTTCTGTATTCATTAAATAATCGAATCTTTCTGCTGTTGTTGGTTCATGTAAGAATGCTTCAAAATCTTCAAGGCCTAATGTTTCATTTAAATAAGAGTAAGCGGTTGCATGAATAGTTTCTTGAGAACCAAACAACATTGCCATGTGTTTGATTTCCCATTTAGGAAACCAATCAGTAACCATCCCTGTCCAATAATCTGAAACTGCACATTCAGTTTGTGCAAACCCCAAAAGAATATTTCCAACTAAATTCTTTTCAGAATCTGTAAGTGTTTCATTCCAATCCTTGACATCGCCTTGCATTGAAATTTCGGTATGTAACCAAAACGCCTGTGCTTGTTTTAACCATCCTTCAGTATAATATACTGGATATTCAAACGGTTTGTATTCTATTCTTTCTTTAAATATTGATGGTTTCATAAATTATGTTTTCTTAAATTTTTTAACTAGTTCCTAAAGTCTACAAAAGACCAACTGGTAACAGATTGGTCTCGTTAGTAGTCTATATATTCATGTAGAATAATGGACTGCCTCTCGAGACAAAAAGATTATCTTAATCTTTTTTTAAGTCTGTCGGCTTTAGTGAAATATTCGTATGAGGTTTGTTTATAATCTTTACGCTGATCATATAAATCTCCTAGAATTTTCTTTAACATTGAAGTCTCTTGTTTATAGACTACTCCGTTTTCACAAACGATTACTTCTTTATCCTTTCTTCGCTCAGCGACTTCATGCTTTGCTACCTTTTCAACAAAGGCGTCAGGTGAAATATTAAATTGTCTCATTATAGAAGGATATAGTGATGCAAAGTCAAATGCACTTACACCTGCATAATATCCAGTAATGGGTTCTTTTACATAAGCACCGGCATATTGTGCATTCTTTTCACTGTCTTCCTTCTTTTCAGATCCAATTCGTTTACCTTCTTCTGATAATTTTCGTGCAATCAGAGATTCTGTAACTGCCACTGGCGATGCTGCTTTATATAGAGGCATCTTTGTGATGTTTGCCAAGGTTAAAAGAACTTCCATCGATTTCAACTTTTGATCTATATAATAAACCAATACGGAATCGACTACATTGTAGTAAATGTATTTTACAAAATCATCCCTATATAAATCCTGTAGAGATCCTGTAAATTTAATCTTGTTAACATTAAGAACTTGACCTGAGACATAATCAAGTGCATTAGATTCTTTTACCTTTACACTTCTATCATACTTATCATATAATTGCATGTAATCTAAGATTCCAATATGTAAGGGTCTGCTGTCATTTCTATCCAAAGATTGTGTCATAGAAACTTCAGCAATATCAATTTGTAATCTTTTACATCTGTTTACAATATATTGCCAATCATAATTAATAAAGTTCCAGCCTGTCATCATTGGAAACTTAGGTAGGAACTTCATTAAGAACGTATAGACCATGTCATATTCTGACTCGAATTTCTGATATTTGAATTCCCAATCCTGATCAAAGTCTTTGAAATACTTATTAGTATCGTCTTCAATTTTTTGGATGCTTTTAGAATCCATATCTTCCAATCCTAATACAATAGCTTTATGTTCTGGTGTAATTATGGAAAATGATAGGATTCTACTTTTAGCTTCTTCAGCTTTTGGAAAGCCATCTACGATTTCAGTTTCAATATCGACGAAGTATGTTTTAGGCATATTGTATGCAAAGATTTCTTCTTTATCCTTTGCGGGTAATGAATCTAAGAAATAAGTTAAAGAAAACTTATTATATCTTCTTGCACTTCCTAGTTTGACTGATCTGCCATCCCAGTTTTTATGATCTAGACTTCTGCCTTTATCATTATCATTACATACATACCAGTTCTGATACTGTGAAATTGGATATTGTTTAAATGCTACTTTACCTTCGGTGTCGTAGTAAGAGATGATAACATCCCTGTCTCTCTGTTCAATATCTAATATCATTAATAGTTATTTTTCTGACGGTTAACATTCTCTTCTGCTTTTGCGAAGTAGTAGTTGTATGCTGTTTTAGCATCTAGCCCAATTGAAGCGGCGTAATTAATAAAGAAGTGTAGAATGTCTACCCATTCCATATACAATTCTTTTTTGTCGCCTTCGGACATGTCAGAAATTTTTAACTTATCATACTTAGTGAAGTCTTTTTTCCAGTATTTCCATACTGCATTACCACTTCCGTCTTTAATACCGCCTAGAGCATCTGTCATTTCATGAATTTCGTCAACTACTGCATGTGTGTTACAGTGCCAGAAATCCATAATTTCTCGGATTGTCATATTATCAAAGTTAAAACCATAAGTCTGCTCTTGCATCTTCTTTTGGTTTTCCATGATATCTGCTAAGTGTGTTGTTGATTGGTCGTAAAAATCTTTTACTTCTAGATCTTTACATTCGTTGTCAATGTTTGCCATTTTTTCGCTACTTTTTAATGTTACTTATTATTCTACTTAAAATAATGAATCTGTTTTTAATTCTACTGGTTTTTCTACTGATCTTTTATTAACATTGTTAATAGCTTCAAAGAGATCATTGTTAACAACTTCTGGCGCGTTGTGTAATTTAGCTAATCTTAAAGAGTTTTTTCTAAACTCTTCTCTTCTTTCGTTATTGTTTGCTAATTCTAAAATCTGTGGAATAGAAGCTGCAATATCTTCTTTGTCTACGAAGATTGCAAAATCTTCAAGTTCTATGAAAGGAACTCCTTCTGTTCTGTGAATAACGTGAGTTCCCCAGTGTTTGTCAAATAGTGGTATAGTTCCCGCTGCAATAACCTCACACATTGCATATTCAATCATTGAACCATAGAGTCTTTCTGGTAAGTTAAAGAATTCTGCACCGAACATTGATTTTCCAAGTTCTGCCATTCCTTCTGCTAAATTATAAGGCCCATACATATACATTCTGTCTTCGACTTGTGGATATGTAACAGGGTTTTTGATTTCATGAACTTCAAAGATATCTTCTCTTAGAGTTTTTCTATCTTCTTGTAAAAACATAGGAAGAGCTCCAATAGATCTTTCAACTCCTCTACATTCTGTTACGAAATTATTACCTTTCAATAGTTCCATAATATCGAACATTCTAAAAGGATCTTTAAATCCAGCAAATCTTCCAAAGTATGTAGTTCTTCTTTCTTGTTCTTCAACTGGAACCACAATATTAGACCATGCATCATAGTCATAAGGATTAAGATTCATTTCGATTAATGGAGTATCAGGTGCATGTTCTCTTAATTTATTTGCAAAATTAGATCTTGCAGAATAGTTGAACATAGCGTCCATTGATTTCATGATTTCCCAATACTTATAATTCTTTGCTAAGTTTGCAGTGTTATGATCTAAGCAGTTTCCTATTTTAATAGGATTTTCTAAACCATAAATACAGTGCTCAATAAAATCTTCGTTGAATTCATCTCCTACTGATTTATGCGGATACGATGTGTAATATACTACATCACTTTTTTCAAGTTCTTTAGCGATATTAGGAATATCCTTTCTTTTAAATTCAGTGCAAACAATATCTGTAGTTTTATGGCGAGGCCATTTCTTTTCTACCGCTGCATAAATCGTGGCATCATGGCCTTCTTTTATAAGCCAATTATAAAATTCGATTGTGTGTCTTGTGAGTCCACAACCTTCAACTCCTTTTGCTAATACTAATGCTATTTTCATATTTGTGATCCGTGTTTTATGTTAAATCCTCCATGTTTTCTGTATGATTGGTCTTCTTCTCCTATTTGTATTTCTCCTTCATATCCTTTTTCAGATGAATCAGAATATACGTCCATTTCGGAATAGACTAAATCTCCTAATGCGTTATGTGTTTCTTCGTCATTTACCCCGATATCAGTTCCTACTAATTCGTCCATTCCTTCCAGCTCCCAATAGTTTTCTGCTAAGTATTGAACGAATTCTTCTTCGGTTGCTCCTTTATAATTAGGGAATTTTTCAGTGTCTAATGTTACGATAGGAGTTGCTTCGGCAATATATCGATACTCGGTTCTTCTTACCTGTACTTTCATTTATTTTCCGTTTTCGTAATTATCTAAACCTTGAATGTATGCTACTGCATCTAAGAGATTATCTCTTTTATGATTGTAACTTTCTCTTGAAAACTTAAGAGCAACTAATGCTTTAAACATATCAGCGCCACTTACATCATGGCCTGTCATACCTTTAAATATTAGGGCAGCTCTGTCCATGCCTTCTGAAAAAGGACCGTAATTACGATCCGCTTCTTCACTCCTGTTGTTTACAATTTCGTTTGCTTCTTCTAAGATACTTTTCATAAGAATGTGTTTAATTATTATACTCTATATATGCGTTTTGTTTACGGCTAATTTTTCTAATTTTGATTCTACTAGAATTATTAGATCTTCAATTCCTTCGTTATACGCGAATTGTGTTTCGTGGTCCATGTTTGCATACTTAATTTCATCTGCTGCATTGGTTAGTAGATTAACCAATACCTTTACGTCTTCTTTGCTCATCTTTGTTTTATTTTAGTAAGTTTTCTATTCCTAATTCTTCGGCGAAAGCAACTGTGATATCCTTTAGCAGCTTTACATTTTCTTCTGAGAAATCAGTGTTATCAAATTTAAATGAAATTGTTTTATCATTTGCACCTGTGCTTTCTTTTACGAATTCAAAACCTGGAACTTTAGATTTTATACTATCAATTATCTTTCCTGTTTCATCTATGATTCTAGTAAGTCCATGATCTTTAACTAAATATCCTGATATTTTAATTCCAAGGTCATGGTTCTTTTGATTAATAACCCATTCTATACCCAATCTAGAACCAGTATAAGCCTTTCCAATATAAAGGTATCTACTGCGGTGTGGTAATTCTTTTCTATTTTTGAATCCCATTTCAGATGAAGCGACTTTCATCCATTTTAAACCAAGCTCTTCAAGCGAAGCGAGTTTAACTGAAACCTTTTCCTTCTTTTCTTCTATTCCATATACATCTGCAAAATAACCTTGATCATTGAACCTTAGATGTATAGCATAAGAATCTTCCATCTTAGAAAATTCATTAAGATAGGGTGCATCGAATTCTTTAAACGCAATTGCAAATGAATATACTTGTTCGTAATCCTGTTTAAGTCTATTGGATTTAAGATAGAACTGTTCATGGTGATCATTGTCCCATTTACCCTTTTGAGATTGACTCATCACTTCAAAATAATACATCTGTCCTTCGTCTTCAAACGTAAGATCAGCTCTTTTGGTTGCCATTCCAATTGTGATAGGTGTTTCTAATTTTCTGTCTATATCTTCAATGCTGGATAAACCACATGCTTCGATTACAGTGTTCATTTCTTCTTTGCCAAAAAAGGCTTCTACGAATTGAGTTTCTCTATTACATTCATAGGCTGAAAATACATCTGTTAATGTGTGGTCGTTGGTTTTAATTCCTTTCGAATATCTTTTCATTTATTGCTTTGTTTATTAATTACTATACTAATATAACAAAAAAACCCGAGATAAAAAAATCTCGGGCTGCTTTTTTTCAAAAAAAGTGCAATGTTTTACAAATCTTCTGGAAAATACTTGTCAAGTGCTTCTAACTTATCATCAGCGTCAACTAACATTGATAAAGCTTCTTCTGCATTTTTATAGAAATCACCAGTTGAGTGATCTCCAATACCAGATCCTTTATTTCCTAAAAGATCTAAAGATAAAAGTGCTTTTGATTTTTCAGCTAAGGCACTAGCTCTTAGCATTTCGATTAATTTCTTATTCATAATTGAGTTTCTAGTAGTTTAAATGTTTCTTCTTTTAAAAATTCTTCAAAGGATAAAGGGATCATTTCTCCTAAAATAGCATTTACCTTTGAGCTATTAAGTGCGTATCTTCTATCATGTCCTAGACGGTCTGCTACAAATTCAAATTCAGGAGTTTTGCCCATGATGTTTCCTATCATTTCAATAACTTCTAAATTAGTGTATCTTTCCTCTGAACCAATATTAAATACTTCGTTAATTCGGTCTGACATCATTAAGTTATAAATAACTAAAGTGTTGTCTGTTACGTCCATCCATTCTCTAACTTGCTTTCCATCTCCATAAACAGGAATTTTCTTTCCTTCTTTAATAGAGCGCATGATAGTTGGGATAAATTTTTCTTTATGTTGATGAGCACCATAATTGTTACATGTTCTGGTAATAATATATGGAAGATCAAATGTTCTGTTAGCTGAAAGGACTAGCATGTCTGATGATGCTTTAGTCGCCGAATAATAAGAAGAAGCTACTAGCGGAAATTCTTCATCCGCTACTACGTCCTTACTAATGTCGTCCATGTCGCCGTAAACTTCATCTGTAGAAATATGAATAAATTTTCTAAGATTAGGGTTTTGTCTAGCACACTCTAAAAGATTGAACGTTCCTTCAACGTTTGTTCTAACGAAAGGTCTTCCGTCTTTAATAGAATTATCTACATGACTTTCAGCTGCGAAGTGAACAAGGAAATCATATTCTCCTAGATCTTCTACTGTTACTTCGCAAATATCTTTCTGAATTAATGTTACTTTAGTTTTAATGTTATTTGGATTTGCAGCATAAGTCATTTTATCAACTACTACAATTTCTGCTGTTGGGTTTTTTCTACCAATCGTGTTTACAAATTCAGATCCTATAAATCCAAATCCACCAGTTACTATTATTCTCATTTGTTATTAATTATTTTAGCCGCTTCATCAGCTGTTAATGACTTTACGTTTTCTTCTATAATAGAAGGATTCTGTAAGATGGTTTGCTTAGTTATTAAATCTTTAATTCTTGTCGTAGACCAATTATGTGATCTAGTTGTATAAATAACCTCAATTGGCATGTGATCTCCTGTGAATCTTTTACCAATGTAATCATCTCCTAAAATTCTAACATCTGGTTTATAAAATTCCATTAAGTTAATAAGATCTTCTTCTGTTTGATATGTAACTACTTCGTCTACGTATTTAATAGCCATTAAAGTTTTATATCTTTCGTATAATGGAATTACTGGCTTGTATTTAGTAAATCTAGTTTCCGAAGGATCTCTTTGCAGAAATACCATAAAGTAATCACAGTGTTCTTTTGCTGTTTCGAATGTGTAAATATATCCAGGGTGAAGAAGATCGAAGTTCCCTGCTGTAAATCCTATTTTACCTTTATTTTGATCCATTTATTTTATTTTCTTGTAACTTAATTCTGAGCCACAACTGGTGAATAATTATTTCAATAGATTTTTCATCATCTTCTTCAAGTGCAGTGATGATAGTAAAGTTATCAACTAATTTTCTAGCTCCATCTAGATGGGAAAGACTAGAACATGAATCAATCACAGTTTCGATTTTCTCTATCGCTTGAATTGACCATGTGTTAAAGTTTTCGGGTCTGAAGATAATGTTATCCATATTGTATTATACTTAAAAAAACTAAATTGTTTATATTTTATATTTAGATCTATACCACTTGATAAGAATACTTGCAGTGCTGTAGTTGGTAGCCAAGGGGATGTCATGGACATCGCAAAGTCTCATTAGCATTGATATATCTACATCATGTGGATGTTTATCTAGAGGGTCTCTCATGAATATTACGCCTGTGATTTCTCCTCTAACTACCATTGCCGCTATTTCAGCATCTCCACCTAGAGGACCACTTTGAACAGTAGAAACTCTATCAATTCCAGCATGCTCTACCTTTTTCCCCGTAGTTCCTGTGGTAACTATGTCTACTGCATCACTGTTAAAGAAATCTAATCTCTTAGATACAAATGCTACCATGTCTGCTTTTTTGTTATCGTGCGCAATTAATGCGAATCTCATCTTGTCCATACTCTATTAATAAAAAATGCTCTGTAGTTATACAGAGCATTCTTAAATTGTTTAAATATTTTAAAGATTACCAGCTAGCAGCCCATACAAATTCAAAGTTATGTTTCTTACAAAACTTTTCAATCATATCTGAAACCTTAGCTTGAGCAGCTTCGTACTTAGCGTAATCTCTTCCATCTATAATATTATAAGCGCTTTCTCCATATTCATCAGGATGTCTTAATTCTCTTGGCTCGTCAGTCTTATAATAAACTTTCTTTTCAGCCGTTCTAATATAAGGCATTCTTAATTCTATTCTTCTATGTGCTTTTCTTCCGCTTGCCTTTGCGATGTCATATTGCTTTTCGATTCTTGGCTTTAATCTAGTCCATTCGGCTAATATTTTATCATTAGCTTTAAAACCTGCTAGGATAGTTTTCATGTCAAATTCTACTCCGTTTACTCTTTTGTAATCTTTGAAAACTCCAACTACATCATCCATAAATTTATCAAAGCTAGAAATAGATTGATAAGAACCATGTACAGTTCCCATACCCCAATCATCTTCTACCTTTCCAGTTGATACTTTTTTGGTTCCATTGAATAATTTTGCAAATGAATAATTAGGTTTACGCGTTGAGTTGTTAGACTGAAACTTAAATACTTCATGTTTCCATGATTTTCCTCGAAGCTCAATGCTCAAACATAAGTTACCTCCATAATTCCATTCTGATCTATAAACTCTACATTTGAATTGAATTTTTGGAAATTCCTTTTTTAAACGTTCAGCCATTTGTAAACCATTACCGAAGTTAGATTCTCTTTTGTATGCTTCTTTACATTCTTTAGATTTTCTAGCAATAGCTAAAACCTTACTTATTGTATAGTATGTTTCTGAATCGAATATTTCATCATCTGTTTCTTTATCTAAAATAACATCTTCATTAATAGATTTTAAATGAGTCAGTTTAGTGGATGTTGATTCTGCAAATGCTTCAATATCCCATTGGATTCTTTGCATTGGATCATCACCTCTAAAGTTTTTCTCAACCCAATCAATAAGACCTGGTTCGAATTGGGCGTTTTGTGCCATATCATAGGCATTCTTCCAACCGTCGTTTGATGCAACGTCTTCTAACCATTGGTCATATTTCCTTTGAGTCCATCTTACTTTCTTAACAGCTTTCTTATGAGGACCAGCTCCTAATGTTGACTTTACAGTATTATAATGGTCTGGACCAGCAAATACGCCTTCTGCCCATTCTTGATCTCTTTTATTACCGTCCCAATATTTAATTTCTTTTCTGAATCTTCTTAGTGAATAATTACCACCTTCAATTTGTTTACGCTTTGTTACTTCTCCTTGTCTGTAACCTATTTCAATCTTCTTTTCTTCGGCAGTTTTAGGATCCATTTCAAAATGTAAAGATTTTACTAAATCTGCAATACCGTCAAACTTACCTTCATTAACCGATTCTAAAATAATAGAATTTAGCTTTACTTCTTTATTAAATCTAGCGCTGCGTACATCGTCAGTTACTTCTAACTTAACACCATACATTGCAGTTAATTTTACCTTTACTTTTTTACCATTATGTTCTGCTTCAAATTCTTTAAATGCATTTGCCTGTCGGCCATAATCCGTAATTTCATAGTTTCCATCTTCTGTATCAAATATAGTACCGATGCTAATTTTATTAAGAACTCTTGCACCCATCATAGATATTTTAGAAGAAGATATTGTTTTACCTTCATCAAGTGATCCGAAAGATTCAAATGATATAATGTTTTTCATTTCGCGTTGTTTCTTTTTATTTCTCTTCTTCTTATACTCTTCTTCGGCATCTCCTTTTCCGGCTGGAATATCCCCTGATCCAACTGATGTTTCAGATGGTAAAGAGACTTCTCCCATTCCGGCCATATCGCCAAGTGATAAGTTTTCGTTTTCGTTTAATTCCATATCTTAATATTCAAATGGTGGAGTTCCATAATCATCTTGTTCGATGCCATACCATACTCCTGATACTTGTAAATACCACCATCCATATTTAGTGTCGTCTACTACTTTAAATTTCTTAGGTAATTTAACAGATTTTTTTGGAGCTCTAGCAATATACTTTAAAACTGGAACACCATCGTCCCATGTTTTTTTAGTAGATCTTGCTTGAACTGATTGTCCATCTGAAAACGCATCAAATGCTTTTGCATCTTCTATTTCATCTGCTAATAAATCGATAGCTGATTCATTAATGTATTGTTCAAATAATTTTACTTTTTTCATTTTACCAAACTATGTTTTTATTATCCCATTTAGCCATTCTTTGCTTAAGCTCTAGTGCTTTACGCTTAGCATCTCTCATATACCAAGAACTTGATGAACCGAATTTTTCTTCTTCAGTTTTCATATTAACGTATGCTGAAACATATCCTTGATAATCTGACAATATATTTGCAATATAATTGGTTAAATCTCTAGGTCTAATTTCTCTTCCTTTAGGGTCTTTTCCTATTGTTAATTCGTTATAGTTTCCTAATTCTTTTTTAGCTAAACCAGCCATTAAGAATTGGTGTGCATCTTCGATAATTTCTTTAACTTTCTTGTCTATTTTATCTGGGTTATCAGCTTTCTTCGCAAGAATATCGTTATACCTTGTTAAGTTATCCTCTTTGATTTTCTTAGGGTTTGTAAGTGCAGTAGCTCCAGATTTTGCCTCTGCTCTTGCAGATGTCTTATCATCGGTAGATAAAGAAGCTCTTAATGTGTCTAAATTAATAATGTAACATTCGTCAGACATTTCCGCAATTCTTTTAATGTTACCTAATCCCGTTCCACTATATTGGTTGTGTGATTTGTTAACACCGACAGTATCTTTAGATCCAGGGTATTTACCCATGTTCTTAAGTCTTCTTGTGTTTTTCTTACCACCTATTGTGTCGCTGTTTCTATTCCATATTGAATCGTTCTGAAACATTTCATTTTTTCCATTAGAAACAGCTAATAAACAATTTCCAGGAATCATTTCAACATATCTTCCGGAAGAAGGAGCATATTCATTTTCTTTTTCATTTCTAGAAATCCAAAATACAATTACGTTTCCGAATGTTTTTGCTTTCTTATAAACTTCAACTGGGTTGCTATTAGAAATTATCATATCATCGGTAACTTTATCTAGTGCTACTTTAGCAAGACCGTATATACCTTTAATTAATTCCTTACCACCTTTTTTGATGTCTATTAATCCTCTTAACTTGGAAGAAGCTAGAGCTTCATTAAGTTCTAAAGATTCAGTTGCTCTGTATTTTGCAAATTTACCCTTTTTAATTGTTTTAACTAATTCAGCTTCGCTATCGTCCATGTGACCATATACATCATTATGTGTTGCTGCGTTTACTATTTCACCAGCATCACCAATAAAATAAGTTCCTCCTGCATATTCGTCTCCATCCATATCTAGATCAAAACCACCGGAATCTAATGAATTTTTAGAAATTGTGAATTCTTTTCCGTCTGCTTTTGAAAGAGCAGCTGCTAATTTTTTTGCTATTTTAGCAGTATCTTTCTGCTTCATAACCTTTGCTTCATTGATAAAATTATCGAAGTTAGTATATAGTTTCATTTTATATTGTTTTGTTTATAATAGTATATATCTTTTAATGTAAGGAATCATGTGCTAATTCATTAGCTAAGTCTGGATTATCATCTGTGAAATCTGATAATTCTTCGTCAGTCATTTCTTTTCCATTAGAATATTCACCATAACTAAAGAATGCATCTGTGAAATCTGGATAATCTTTCATATCAACATCTTCCATTTCTAATGAACTAATATCTACTTTCTTTCCTTTAAATTTAATATAATTAGCTTCGTTAATAAAAGATTCTAATGTTAAACTAACAACTGGTTTAATTCCAGTTAATATTCTTTTTCCAAATTTAGAAAGACCAATTCCATTTTCACTTACTGTAAAGTATTTAGAATTTCTTCTCATCCATCTTTTATTATCGATTGATTTTTCTTTTAGAATATTATTGAATTCTTCTTCTGTTAATACACCATCCGCTAATGCCTCGATCATTGCGTTTCTGACTTTAGCAGTTCTACCTGAAGTTTGTGCAGGATGATTATCGGTATATCTTCTTTTTATTTGAATTTTAGATTCTCTAAGACCCGGTTTCATTACGTTTAATTCCCACCACTGTTCTAATTGGTGATAAATATTTGCACCCATGTTTGAAATCATGAAGTCAATTACATCATCATAATTGTCTTTTTCATCTTGATAAAAACCAGGAGTATCGATATATTCTTTACCCATTATCTTTCTAACTGCTCTTTCTGGCATAGCATCGATTTCTTTTAAAAATTCTTCGAAATCTTCATCGTTTTTAAAACCCTTAGCTTCAATAACCATTGATTCCATTAGGCCAATAGCAATCTCTCCAACTTCTCTATCGCCGCCGTCAACATATCTTTTGTTAAGTATTGCAAATTTAAAACCATCTGCTTTTATCGTATACATTGGCATCATACTATCACTATAGTCGTATTTGTATTTACCTGCTTTTAATTCTTTACCGATTGCAAAGAAATCTTTAGCTTTACCTACTAAATCTGCAAGATTATCTAAGTGGTCACCGGCGTCGTCCTTTTCATTAACTAATGATTCATAAACTCCTTTTTCAATGTTCTTGATTAAGAGTTTAGCACCCTTCTTGTCAAGTTCATTTTGAATAAAGTCCATCATTTCGTTGGGATCTTCAGCATCTATACCAAATTCAGATGCTAAGTTTTGATATGCATCAAATTCCATATTAGAAATAGTGTCTTCTAAGTCTGCATACACATCTTCATTAACTGCTGATTCTACCATTACTAGCCCTATATCCTTATATGCTATTTCATGCTCTCCACCGTCTTGATCTAGTGCAAATACTGATTTATCATGCCACATTGCAGCATTGTCATCGTTATTAGAATCAGGATTATAAATGATATATTCTTTTCCGTTTCCGGTTTGAATCATTGCATCATCTGCATCTCCTAATTTTTTTAATAATGACTTTTTAGTATACCTTTCTTCAACAGCTTCACCTGACGTATATTCAAAATCATTATATAGTGCCTTTAACCATTCTAAAAACTCTGGAGTTTTCTTCATTACTTTCTTATGTCCGTATTCTTTAAAGAATTCTTTCTGAAAAGTATCAAATGATTTGTGATTACCTATCATTTGGTGAATGTCAGACATAACACCCTCACTGATAACTAATTTTACATCTTTGTTTTTACCAGCTACTGCATCATCTAGTTCATTTGTAAGAGCTTTCTTTTTTGCTGTTAAATCTATTAGCTGCTGTCTAGTTGCTGCTTTCTCATCACTTCCATCTTCCGCAGCGATGTATATCTTTACAATATCTTTCATCTTATTAACTGTTTCTCCAAATTCCTTTGAAATCTTGTTAATAGATCTAGCTTCTAATATATTAGATTCTTCAATGTATTCTCCTAATTCAGGATCGTCCCATCCATTAGGATCGGCTAATACTGATTGTAAATCTTCTCTTGAACCTGTCATTTCAACTTCTGGCCAATTGCCACCAGGGCCGTTCATTGTTAAAACTTTCATTTTAACATTATATTTCTTTAAAAGCTTTTTGAGTGTTTTTGATTTAGGATCTATTGCATCCATTACTACAGTAGCTTCATTTAAATTTTCGTCTAGCTTATCAAAGAATCCACCATGTTCACTTTGTAAATCTTCACCATACTTGTCGTCCCATATTTTAGCTAATTCATCTTTAGTAATTTTACCTTTATATTTTCCCATGATTTCAACATAAACACTACCATATTCATATTCAAAATCTTCACCATAAGAAAAATCCCATGCCTTTTCAACATCTTTAATTGTAAGCTTTTTGGCTTCAGTAACCTTTGATTCATACCATCCGTTTTCGTAATCGTCATCATCTTCATAATCATCATACTCAGGTTCTTGATACCATGATTGATTTGGATCAGATTCTGCTTCTTCAGTAAAGTCATGTCTTTTCCAATTAAATCTTGGATCTTCAACTAATGCAGGGAATAATGTCTTTTTCTTTTTATCTTTGGTCTTTATTTTACCGAATGCTAAATCAATACCAAGTTGTCTTAATTCTTTAAATGAACCTTTCATTGTTTTAACATCTTCTTCAGTATATCCATTCATTGTAGCAACAAGATCATAATAATCCATTCCACCAAATTCACCATATCCTTCATAATCCTTTTCCGTCCACTTGTTACCCATATTATCATACATAAATACTGTAATCATGTTCTGTCTTTCAGAACCTATTTGTGTGTTTGTATCGGATGTAAGCCATGAAAATTGACCTTCAACTATCATCTGTTCATGTAACAATTGAGCACCAGTCGTTACAATGTTTAAATAGCTTTCAGGAATTCCATTTACAAAGTTATGTAATTCTGGTTCGAAATCTGGCATACCACATGCATATCTTGGATATGTTGCTCCTTCTGTATTTACAAGAATACTCATTCCATAATACTCTCCAAGCTCACCTGATTCAGTGTTACAATATAATACAAATACCTGTGGCACTTGAACTTTAAAGTTAGATTGTAATGGATATTCGTTATGACATCCTAATTCTTTAGTAGTGTATACGTCTAAGGAATGTAATTCTTTATCATATTTAGTTAATTCTCTATATGGAATAGAAGCTCTTTGGTTAAATAGATCTCCCCAATAAGAAGGCTTTCTCAAGGAATATTTCCCAGAAACCTTTTTGTATACTTTATATAAATCAACGTTTTCGTTCATTGAATTTACAAAGCTTTCGAATGTTTTTTTAGTGCTCATTTTTATTTGTATTTGTTTATTTAAACTCGGTTAGGCTTTATTTTATATTTAAATTTACCTTGTGTAATAGAATATATTTGTAATTCGCTAGTTTTTCCAGGTAATTTCTTGTAATAGTGAAAAGCTACTATTTCATGATCTTTAGACTCTATAAAAAGGAATGGAGTAGGTATATCTCCTACTGCTGAAATTACATCGTCTTGTATTTCAGTAAATGTTCTAACGGAAGGCTCAGTCTCTATTATACTTTTAATTTTTTCTGCAGTTTTAGAGTCACTTAGCTTTCCTAATTCTACGTCATTAAATTTAATTACTAATGCGCCGTTATCTTTATCTCCAGGACCTATTTTAAAATCTCTTTCACTAGAAGAAAGGGCCTGAATATCTGTCTTAGTTAAATTTTGAATATGCTTAAATCTTTTTCCACCTACAGTTCCCCATTCATTTATCCAACCTCCACCGGCAGCCATATCTTTACCATCTCCGTCCGGGTTGATTTCTTCAATATTATATTTTACTGCGTCATATAATGCCGTTAACTTCGGTACATAAGTACTATTAATTCCCTGGTGTTTTGCACCTGTTCTCCAATTTTGTAACATGCCCTTTGACATTTGAGCTTCTTTTAACTCACATTTACCAAGGGGTGGTTTAATTGGTGACCACCTTTCATTATATAATTCTAAGTCAGTATCGGCCGCACCTCCACCTATTTTTATATTTTCTACAATATACGCTAGCATTATTTCTCCAGCACCAATTCCATTATCGTCTCTTCCAATATTAAACAATTCGTTTGCTTCGCTTTTATTTAACATTAAATATTGAAAAACTACTCCGAATGTATCGTCATCCATTTTAGAAAGCCATAACCTGCCATCAGGTTGTTGTTTAACATCCTGTGTTGAAGTAAACTTAACACCTTGCCATGGACACTTATTCTTTTTAAATGTTCTATTAATTGAATTAAATAAATTCTGTTGGGCAGATTTACTTCCGGTCGTTGCAACTCCAATATAGGATTCTATAATTAACGCTTCATTTTCAGCGTTGGTTTTTGCAGCACTATGTAGTGCTCTTTCAAAATCGTACCTATCCATTGTTTTCTAAAAATTGTTTAAATGTTAATAATGATTCAGCAACTTCATTTGATTCTGAAGTACCTACTGAATCTTCTAATTTTTTCTTAAGTTCGCCATACATTTTATGTAATGCTTTGGGTGTTGTTGACTTAAATAATCCTTCATCTCCGTCTAGCATTGCGTTTCTAACCTGAGTCGCTGAAATATTATTGTCTGTTCTTGGAATTTCAAATAATCCAAAATCACTCCTAACTCCAAGATCTTCTCTATAAGAATCTTTATTTACTTGGAATCCGTAAGTTTTCATTCTATCGCTTCCTGTTCCCCATAATACGGGTTCATAAGTTGGTCTCATTGCATTGAACATTGTATCAATACCTCCGGTTGGAATTACAAAGATTTCTTTTAAGAATGGATATTGTTTTTGAACCGCCTTAAACATATCTAATTGTGTCTTCTCATCATAAGGTCTTTTAAATGCATCTTCCTTTTTCTTATTCTTTGCTTTTACTAATAAAACAACCACAGGATATCCATTTTCTTTGTGTATAGTTTCTAATACTTTAGCATGTCCAAGTGTAAATGGTTGGAATCTACCAACAAACATATTTACTAATTCTCCTCCTTGTTCAGGATGATCTACTTTAAGTGCTTCATTTAAATTAACACTTGTCTTTACTTTATTATGTAATATGAAATTATTAAAGTCGTATATGGAATTTTCATCGGTATTCTCTACAAATACTTTCTTATCTATAGTTTCTACTATTTGATTTAAATGCTCTAACATTTCTGCATTTATGATATCGCTTTCCTTGCTTCTCTTTTTTCTAAAAGAACCTAAAGTTATTTTAAATAATTCTGCAAGTATTTCGTTTTCAACATAAGAAAGAGTGGTCTCGTTCTTAATGTATTTAGTATTTAGTTTAAAGGAATCTGAATCTGCAAAATCAGCTGATTCAAAGTTAACACCAATAAACTTAGCAGAGTGTTCTTTAACATACGTATTAAACATCACTGACATTAATTCAATATATCTCCAGTCTGCTGTTTCTTCATTTAGTTGAATGTCTTTCATTTCAAATGTAGAAATAAATTCAATAAGACCAGCAATAGTAATTTGATACATGTGGCTTGATCTCTTATTTTCACTAACAGTTCTTGTAAAATCTTCTAATTTAAAAGATCTAGATTTTTTCTCATCAATAAAAGAAACTATTAATCCGTCAATTTCTACTTCAAAGTCTTCATTTAACGTAGGAGAAACTGCATTTGGATTAAATGTCTTAATCATCTTTTGAGTGAAAGGTAATCTTGCATCTGTATTTGGATCATAATCAAATGCTTCAGAAAACTCCTTATCTGACATAGATAAAACACTTATTAATTCTTCTTTTTGCATTTGAGATAGCATACCATCAAACACAATGCTAGGTCCTTGAACCTCTAATATCTTTGCCCATTTATTTAATATAATTGGATCGCTAATTGTTTTTCTAATCTTACCTGACTCATTCATAGTTTGAATGTGCGTAAGTATTAAATTGTTTTTAGGTAGTTTAGTATATTTATATTCTGACACGTTTAATTCAGGTAAATATTCAAAACCAAATTTCCAATCATGTGGCATTTGTTCCTTTATACTAGGATCTAAACTTTGGATGTGCTTGACACCTGTTTCATATAAACCTACTATTGTTCTGTCTATCATGTTCATTCTAGAATCTCCAGATTTGTAATATTCAAATTTAGTCTGGTTTCTTCTAACGTGAAATGAAGCTCCTTGTATTTTTTCAGTTACTAGAACCCTGCTATTCAACATATCTTGAAATGCATTGATATTAGTTTCCTGAAATACTTGTCTTAGTTTTTTAAGTGCCATATTATATTATTTATCTTCCGTACTTTATGATTCCCATCAGCTGATTGATAGCAGCAAAAGTACCTGTTAGTTTCATAGTCTTTCCTTTATATACAAAAACTATTCCTTCAGTTGGTATGATAGATTCTACTCCTCCAATTCTATCTAATCTCTCTAGTTCTTTCATTACCTTTTCGATCTGAGTAACGCTTCCATCTTTTTTGATCTTTTCAGATTCTGATCTAATTTGATTATGTAGTCTTTGCATCTCTTTGTCTGGATTTGCAGCTACAAAATTAGAAGCATTCATAAGAATTATAGACCCTAGTTCTAAAAATAAATCTTCAAACGGTCTAATGTTTTCTTTATATTTCTTTTTAACATCTTCTTTGTCAAATTTCTTAACAGAAGCAGCTTCATCTTTTCCTATCTCCTTTGCAAGTGATCTCATATTTAAAGACTTTTTATCTCCATAAGCCCATCTTAATAATAAACCTTCCTTATAGTCTTGTTGTAAATCTGGGAAATTTGCATCTATTGTTTCTCTCCACCACATTTCATGATATCTAGAAACTTCGTCACCGTCTGTTAAGTTATAACGATCTCTTAATTTTTCAATCTGCTTTATAAATTTAGCTTGATTTTTATCAAAATTAATATCTTTACCTAGTTTTAAAATCTGAGGAGGAATTATTGTAAATGTCTTTTGAACATCGGCATCTACTTCCTTTAAAGCTTTGACTAATTCTCCTGCTATTTTTCTAGATCCTGTAATATTACCATTCCCATCAGTTTCTTGAATATCGTGAAATTGAAGAACATCTCTTTCGTAATAGATTACATTTGGGTTTTTAGAATAGATTAATTCTATATTTATAAAATCTTTACCGTCATTAAATATGGACTGATCTTTAATTTTTGGAAGAGCTTCATTTAGATCTTTAGCTGCAAACACGTATGTTTCTCGCACTAAAGGTACCTCATGCTTTTCAAACATTTCTATAATACCGTCTAAATCAACGGGACTAATTAATTGACCTTTATTTCTAGAAAACATCGTAACTCCGTTTTTTACGGTTGCTAATAGATTTTGACCGTCTGTTTTTTCAGTGGCTACCTCTTCAAAGTTTAATTCTCCTTGAAGACCGGACGTTACGATCTTTTTAAAATCTGCGAATGTTAAATCTTTTTCATCGAAAGGATGAGACATGTGACCAGCTGCACCGCCTTCTAAGATTAATTCTTCTTTAAGTGTATTGTATTTTTCAACGATATATTCGTCAAATGATAAAACTTTACTCTTATTTTCACTCATATAATGTGCAACATATTCCTCTCTGGTCATGCCTTGTGCATCTGCGTGATGTTGAATAAAATCTACAAAGTTGTTATTTAGTTCCATGTATATAGCTAATATAATTAAAAAACTTGACCCGGAAAAATCCAGGTCAGTTTATTTTTATTTTTTATTATAAATATCTATCGATAAATTCTTCTTTGCTACCAACAAATGATCTAGTCTTTGGGCCAAAAAGAAC